CACCGTATTCTTGGATATAAAAATCCGTACATTCAACAGTTCGATGTCCATCAGAATGCCTCCTTCCTCGAACCGAACAGGAGGGAACGGAGCGTCAGGATTAAATCATGGTGATCCGCTTCCTCCCGGTGTTCATATAAATACGCAACCGCATACATGGCTGCGGTTTTTACTTTTCCATCTCCGCTTAGATCAGCTTCCCCATCTACCCGGAGGACATCCCTGCAAAGCTGTTCCGCCGAAGTGATAAAATCGGTAATCAGCTGGTCATCGTCTTCATAGTCCACCCGGAGATACTGTTTCATTTCCTCCAGCGTTACAATCATAGGGTCTCCTCCTCACATAAAAAGTTATGCTGTAGGCGTATCAGCTTTCAGCTTCAGGATCTGCACGGCTTCCGGCAGGATCAGCTTGCCATCCACACGCTCCTTTGCCACGTAACCGATCATGCCGTTGCCAGCGAACAATTCCCGCAGTTCGGAGAACGAACGGGTGCCACGGTCACCGATGTTGTAGTATTTATAATCACCAAAGGCAATCGCATCCTCCGGGGCGTAAGCGGAAGTGTGTACCGCATAACCCAGTACCCGATCCGGCTCCCCGGCCTGATAGGACGGCTGCCAGATATAGGCCCCGTTATTATCCTTCAGCTTGCGCAGGGAAGAGAGGGTCTTATCATTCATGATAAAGGATGCTTTCTTCCGGTACGGACGCTTCAGGGCATACACCAGATCCAGCATATCATCTGACTTGATCGCAGCCGTTAAGGTTCCGGCCACTGTACCGCCGCCGGTCGCTGCAAAAAGCCCCAGTGGCTTCCCTGTGCCGTCCCCGTTCAGGAAAGCGTCCTCTTCCGCATTGCCCAGTGCCTTTCCGAATTGATCCAGAATATAACCTTCCAGATTGAAGGCGTTATCATAGAGAAGTTCTTCCGTCACCTTGATTGCCACATGGAGTTTGTGGGCATCCAACAGGATCTGGCTAAAAGTAGCGTCCCCGAACGTAAGAGCGCCGCCCTCTTCAATCCAGCTGGCGGCGGGTTTTGTTGCGGCGATATTGATTTTGTGTTCCCCGGAGGTCGTAATGGTCGTAGCCAGACGGCGCATGATATTCTCTTCCGACAGAGTATCGATCAGCCTGTGATCATACTCTTCCGGTACCAGATACCCGCCATCTGCGTCCACGCCTTCCTGCAGGATGTTGGACACCCGTTTAAAGTTGGAGCGGAACGCATCCAGCATGGCTTTCCGGTATTCATCGGAAGCACGTCCGGTCTTTGGTTCCTCACCTCTGCCGCTGCCCGGTTTGTTCGTCAGCGGCTGATTCACCGGGCGGTTCAGTTCCGCTTCCAGCGCCTCCTGCCTCTCCAGACGGGCGATCTCTTTGCCAAGGTCATTGATCTCCTGCTCCATCTGGGTATAAGTGGCATCGTCTTCTGCCGTCAGTGTCCCTTTCTCCGTGCGGTGGGATTCCAGAAAGGCTTTTGCGGCCTCCCACGCTTTGTTCCGCTTCTCACGCAGTTCTAAAATAGTCATAATCGTTTACCTCCATTACAAATGTTGTTTGATCAGGTTCAGCCGCTCCATCAGGGAATCGACTGAGCGCCCGGTTTCTTCCGGCTGCTTTTGGATACGGCATTTCGCCGCCAACTTGTCCATCAGGGAATTCGTGACCGCCGCACGGGAGAACATCATCGGCGCTCCTGCCACGGCCAAGTCCTCTTCCGCCTCGGCATCCTCAGCTGCCCGTTTCAAGATGTCATCGGCAAAGCCCAGTTCCACAGCGCTGTGGGCGTCCATCCAAGTTTCCGCATCCATCAGATGGGAAAGTTTGGCACGGGACAATCCCGTCTTGATCTCATAGGCGTTGATGATGCTCTCCTTTACTTCCGAGAGCATACTAATTGCCTTTTCCATCTCAGCAGTATCGCCAAAGGCAACCGTGGCCGGATTGTGGATCATCATCATGGAAACAGGGGAGACCAGCACCCTTGTCCCGGCCATAGCGATCACGCTCGCCGCAGAAGCCGCAATGCCATCAATCTTTACGGTCACGTTTCCGGGATAGTCCATCAGCATGTTATAGATCTGGGCCGCTGCCACGCAGTCCCCGCCTGGAGAGTTGATCCACACCGTGATATCCCCGCTGCCGGAACACAGTTCTTCTTTAAAGACCTGCGGCGTGACGTCATCATCAAACCAGCTTTCCTCTGCGATGGTGCCGTTTAGGAACAGCGTCCTCTCCTGTATCGGCTCCTGTGTCTCCTGATTCAGAACCGTTCGGTTCTTCCACTTCCAGAACTTCTTCATCGGATTCTTCCTCCTTCCCGCCGCCATCGACAGCGAATATTCCCGCATCCTCCAGCTTCGTCATGTTTCCATTGATCAGGTACAGGTCACCGCCCTGCTCAGCCGGGATACGGTCAAGATTTTCAAGTTCCCGGATGTCATTGGCGCTCATCCAGCCGTTCTGGCGGGCTGTGGCATAACCATTCATCCTGCTCTGGTAGTCCCCACGGAGTAGACCATCCACATTGAACTTGGCAAAATAAGCAGCCTTCTCGGATTCCGTAAGAAGTACACGGTTAATGGACTGTTCCCAACGGACAATCCACGGTTCCAGTGTGTATTTCACAAACTCCAAAGACTGCTGCTCAATATTAGAAAAGCTCGACTTTTCAAGATCCCCCACCATATGCGGCGGTACCCTGAAAATTCGAGCAATCTCATCAATCTGAAATTTTCTTGTTTCCAAAAACTGTGCCTGTTCCGGGGAAATGGAGATCGGTGTATACTTCATTCCTTCCTCCAGAACAGCGACCTTGTTGGAATTCCGGCTTCCTCCAAAGGCTTCATTCCAGCTGTCCCGTACCTTGGCCGGATCTTTCACCGTTCCGGGATGTTCCAAGATACCGCCGGGTGTCGCACCATTGGCGAAGAATTTCGCCCCGTACTCCTCGCAGGCAATGGCCATACCAATGGCATTCTTTGCCATCGCAATGGGGCTGTAGCCCACAAGACCATCAAATCCTAACCCCGGAATATGCAGCACATCGGTGGGCTTTAAGATGACCGTTCCACTCTTCATGGTGGGCGCATCGGAATCCGACACCAGATAACTGTAATACAAATGCCCTTTCTCATCCCGATCCACGGTCATCCGGTTTGGCATCAGGGGATACAAACCCAATACCTGCCCTTTCCCGTTACGGATGATTTGTGCATAAGCATTTCCCCAAAGGAGCAGGTGTGTCATCAGCGTCTCCCGGAACACAAAAGAAGTCATTTCCGGGTTTGGCTCATCATGTAGAATCCGGTACAGCGGATGGTCAACCGCCTTTTCCTTGCTGCCGTCTTCCCGGTACTTGTACAGATGGACGGGAAGTCCTGCAATGGACTCGGAGAGAATCCGCACACAGGCATACACCGCTGTCATCTGCATGGCTGACCGCTCATTCACATTCTTCCCGGAGGTACTGCCACCAAAGAAAAAGCGGTAGGCACTGCCGGAGGTACTGTTTTTTGGCTTATCCCGTGACCGGAACAGCCCTGATAAAATTCCCATAAAGATCACGCTCCCTTCTATATAAAAAGAATCCCTCTCTCGTCATACACACTGGTGGGCGGGGTACTACGGATACAGCGGTCAAGCCCCATGATCAGGGCCACAATGCCATCAATCTTCTCCACTGACCGCTCTTTATCCGGTTTGATATTCCCGGCCGGATCTTGGCGCATCACCACGTTCTGGGCCATCCATTTAAGAACCGGATTCCCTCCGTGGATGATGTTTCCTTCCATCAGCAGTTTATACAGTTCCTTGGATGGGGGAGACATATCCTTAAATCCCTGCCCGAAGGGAACCATCGTAAATCCCATATCCTCCAAGTTCTGCACCATCTGCGTGGCATTCCAACGGTCGTAGGCGATTTCGATGATATGGTACTTCTCTCCCAACTGCTCAATGAACCGTTCAATAAACCCGTAATGGATCACGTTTCCTTCCGTGGTGAGGATGTATCCCTGCCGTTCCCATACATCATAGAGGACATGATCCCGGCGGCAGCGCAGTTCCAGTGTTTCCTCCGGCAGCCAGAAGAAAGGCAGAACAATGTATTTCTCTTCTTCCGTCCTCGGAGGAAAGACCAGCACCAATGCTGTAATATCCGAGGTAGAGGAAAGGTCAAGCCCCGCAAAGCAGTCCCGGCCCAAGAGCGAGGCGTAATCAATCTTCTGATTGCCCCGGTCGTAGATATGCTCCGGTATCCATGCCACCGCTGAGTTTGTCCACATATTCAGACGCAGCTGCTTGAATACATTTTCCTCTGCCGGGTTATCCAGCGCCTCCCGGTAAGCGTCCCGGACACGATCAATACTGATGGTGTATCCCAAAGACGGGTTCGCCTTATACCAGTTCTTCTCATCATTCCAGTCATCCTCGTCACTCAGGCCGTAGATCACTGGGTAAAAGGAATGATCCGCTTTCCTGCCGTTCATGATATCCAGCGCCTTGGTATGCAGTTCATAACAGATACTTTCCTTATCCGTCCCAGCCGTGGTGATGATAAAAAACAGCGGCTGCTCACGGGCATCGCCGGAACCTTTGGTCATAACGTCATAGAGTTTCCGGTTCGGCTGAGCATGGATCTCATCAAAGACGAGGCCGGAAATATTCAATCCATGTTTCGTGCCTGTCTCAGCGGAAAGCACCTGATAGAACCCGGCATTCCGGTAATTGACGATCCGCTTGGTGGCCGCCGCAATCTTCGACCGCTTTAAAAGCGCCGGACATTTCTCCACCATCCGCTTTGCCACATCAAAAACGATGGACGCCTGACTCCGGTCATTGGCGCAGCCATACACTTCCGCACTGGCCTCACCATCCCCATAGAGAAGATACAGGGCGATGGCAGCCGCCAGTTCTGACTTCCCGTTTTTCTTCGGAATTTCCACATAGGCGCTGCGGAATTGCCGCTTTCCATCCGCTTTCACGATGCCAAAAATATCCCGGACGATCTGCTCCTGCCACGGGAGCAGTAAAAATGGTTTCCCATCCCATTTGCCCTTCGTGTGTTTCAGGTTCTGGATAAAAGCCACCGCATGATCCGCCCGCTTCGCATCGTAATGGGAAGTGGGGAGCATAAAAGGGGAGGGTGTGTATTGAAAGTCCATCAGCAGCCGCCCCCTTCCAGCAGTTTCTCCATCTCATCTTCCTCATCGACATTCTCACCGCCAACGATCCGACTCCGGGCCGATGGGGTAAGTCCAAACTGTTCACAGAACTTCAGCATGATCTTCATATTGGTCTGGGCGATGGATACCTGCGGCACCTGCTGCAGATAGCCATTGGGCGTCCGCACCATCGAACCATGCTGGGTCAGGAATTCCTCCGCTTCCTTCCAACGGGCATAGGCTTGGCAGTACCCGGCAAAGGCCGCCATATCCATCTCCGTCAGAAGTCCCATCTGCTCCAGCACTTTCGCCATGCGTTTCCACTCTTTTTTCGCCTCATCCTCCAGCCAAGAAGGGCAGCGTGGAGCCTTCTTCTCTGGCTTTGGTTCTTTTGTATTTAAAGGCCGACCGCCCGGATTTCCCTCCAGCATCTTCAGTGCGGTCGGCTTCGGTTTCCTGCCTCTCTGCGCCATCGCTCCCACCTCCGTTTCATGGCACAAAAATAGGAGCCTTGCGGCTCCCATCCAAGTTTATAAGTTTAGCAAAATTCTATCGTCAACATTCCCTCTCTACCGAGGTAAAAATCATTCTGGATCAGAGGGTCTTCCAGAAAGGTTTCCTTCGCTTCCTGTACCAGCCTTTTCAGTCGTTCTTCTCCGATCCGTTCCTGCAATGCCTTTTTCGTGATCTTCTTTCCATCCAGATAAAATTTTGTCCTCATCTTTCTTCCTCCATTCTGCTTTTCCCTTTTGGTAGTAGCATATTACCTCTGAAACACATATTTATCCAGTGAATTCAATGCCATAAACTGCACAAATATCTATCTCAGAATGTGTCGATTTTACCACGAGAAACAGAAGCCTCCCGGCTTCCATTCTCATTATTTTTTTACTGCTGCATTGCCCATGCAATGGCGTGTCCGCCGTCCTCAAATAACTCTCCGCTCATGGCGATGAGATTCAGGCGGCATTCAATGTATCCGTATCCAGTCTCCTCCGGTGTTTCAATAAATTCATAAGCGGCTGCAATAAAGCCTTTCCATGCGTGATCGGTAACCAAGACCTTATCGCCCATCTTCAGGACTGCACCTTCTCCGGCAGAAACCTTGATCTGCAGACTTTCCATCGTAGTCGTGTTCGGCAGCTTATAATGATTCTCCATGTTTTCTGTGTAGCCTTCCTGTCTTCTGATTTTTAATGTTGCCATTTTCTTCTTCCTCCATTTTGCTTTGTTTTCCCTTTCGGTAGTACACATATTCGCTCTAAACGGAGAGATTATCAAGTCAATTCTGAAGGATAAATCACACAATAATTATTGGATTTATGTGTCAGTCTTACACAGCTTTTTCTATAAAATAGGAATGTCCAATCATGATATGCTGGCTTCTGTACCTGATCCGAAGTTTCCCGCTATCCGTATTCAAGATAACTTCAAAATGCGGTTCCAACTCTATCGCAGAAATCAAAGGGCACTCTTCTTTTGCGTCCCGTAATACCATCTCCATATCCAACTTTTCACCGAGGCAGTGGCGGGAATACCACCATCCCAGAATATCCGGTGCCCAGCAATTTTCAAATCGTTCCACAGCTTCCTGCCATGTTCCTTTTAAATCCTTTCGCTTCATAAATTTCTCCTTTCCCGATGGATAATCGCAAGAATCTCCTCCTGCTCCTCTTTATTCACATCAATGCTTTCCAGTGCTTCTCTGGTTCCACAGTCCGGGCAGATCAGCGTTTGATTATCTATTCTGGAAAGAGCAGGCGGCTCATGGTATACCTGACCGCATCGTGGGCAGATTTTAATCCGGGTGATATTCGTTTCTTTCATGGCACATCCTCCTACTGTTTTTTATCGCTTCAACCAAATATCTGCTGTCAAATCCGAAACTCTTATAACCTTCCATACAGGTGGAAGTATAAAATCTGCTTGGAAGTCCAAACGGTCTGTCCTCGTGCATGATGTACACGAAGATATTCCGCATCCGGATTTTCCCGCTTCGGATTCCTTTGATTGGAAGCAGCATCTCTTTTTTGTAATAAAAAGTGGGAAAGCCTTCATAGCGATCCAGCGCCAACTCATCCTCAGCGCTTACCTCCCACGCTGCAACCGGCACCCGGCTGCCTTCCTTTGGCTCAATCGTCAGGTAAGACCCTGTCTTGCTTCCCTTGAAAAGCAATTCATAATCCGGGATCTCGGAAGTACCGATGATCCGTGCGGATGGGCAGCGCATCCGCATCTGCCGGATGTTCAGGTTGCTGCCATAAGCAATGTAGTATCGTTTTTTCATATTGGTATCCGTCCTTTCCGAAGGGGTTACCCTTCTACCACCTTAAGACCGCCGAAGCGGTCGGAGGTAAGGTGGCAGGAGGCTAACTCCTGCGATTCCTTCAAGCGGCGGCCCTGCCCCTCCTGAAGGCGGTGTCTCCTGCAAGTCTCTTGGTCAGGATCTCCCTTGCGGTTTTAAATTCATCCCCGATAAATCCCAGCCGGAGGAGCCAAGTCCGCATGGCGTATTTTGGATTCTCGTTCTGCTGCGGCTTGGGGCTGGCGGTTTTTACTGTCTTTGCCATCTGGCTCAGTGCAAGGCAAAGCTGGATGTAGCTTTTCAGCTGTCCGGCATGAAGCCCACCTCTGCGCTCTCCGCTTGGAGCATCAAACTGGAAAAGCCGAAATTCGACCGTCCCCTTTGTAAAAGTCGCATGGTAGTTCAGCATATGGTAACGGCTGTCGTTGTAGTGATGGCTTCTGCCGTAATTGGCGTTGTGGCTTCCGTACCAGATGTCAGCAAGCTGCGTCATCGTGGTGGGTTTTCTCCGGTTGACCTGTTCTAAAAAACGGGGATCGACCGTTCGGCAGTAGCGTCTCATCCGGCCCCGGTCAAGATTCAAAGCGTCTGCGATCAGGCTCTCGTGGCTTGCCATGATGTTTGCCAAGTTGCGAAGCGTCTGCGGTGTATGGCCTTTGGCTCCGATGTGGATGTGAACACCGCAGCCTCTGGTAGCATCGCTCTTCGCTCCTGCGTGACGAAGCTGCCGGATCAGTTCCTGCAGCGTTTCCATATCCGAGTAGGTCAGAATCGGGGTAACCATTTCGCATTTCTCGCTTTCCGGGCCTTCAATGCTGACATCCTTCTGAAATTTCCATTCCCGGCCCTGTGCGTCCCAAGCTGACCATGTGCTGTATCCGTTGCGCCCTGCCGTATTTTCATACCGGCGGGTTCCAAAATATCTGGCTGCCACCTTTGCGGCTTTCTCTCTGGTGATGTTGTTCATCTCCACCTCAACCCCGATGGTCTGTTTCTTCATTTCCTCAATCTGCCTTGCAACTTTCTCATTCATCGTAGAATCCTCCGTTTCGTTTTGTGTGTTTTCCCTTTCGGTAGTACACATATTCGCTCTAAAGGCCGATAATAGCAAGTCAATTCTGAGGGATATCCTGCACAATCTTTTGCGGGAGAATTTGTGTATTTTACAGCTGGTTTTTGCTGTCTAAACCTGCTGCCGCAAGCTGCATTCCAAGTCGGAATCCATATTTGAAACTCTCTTTTACCTGAAAGCGCTCTACTTCAGAATTGTTATCCAGAAGCCGTTCCAAAACACTTTTCCCAACTTCGTCCAGCATCTTTTGAAGATACTCGATATCTTCACATATCTGGTCGCTGTACTTTTCGATCTCCGGAGGCTTCTCTACCTGTCTTTCCCAAGGGACGATTCTGCCAAAATACAGCTGGTCAATAATATCTTCTTCCATCTCAGACTGCCTCGCTTTCCTGTCCAGCCATCTGGGCTGCTTTCACAGCCGCACGTTTTTCCTTCTGGGCAATGCTGAATTTTTCTGCCTCCTCTTTTGTCCGGAAAGCCGTGTGCCCTTTCAGCCCAGCCAGCAGAGCCTTCCTCGATTCCTTATTGGCCACACCAGCCATGCCCAGCTGCACCAGCCAAATACGAAGATAATATTTTTCATTTTCTTCTACCACCGGAGTGGTACTGACTCTCTTGGCTTCTTTCGCTTTTTTGATCATCTTCGCTGCTAGTTCAGCGTATGCTTTATTCTTCATACTGTCTGGCGAAAGGGGAAAGGCAAAGGTTACTTTTCCATCTTCCACCGTAAGGCCCTTCAGTCCCTCGCTATCCGCTGTCAGAAGTGTCTGGAAAGTTTCGTAGGCGTTCTCCTCTGGAAGTTGCTCCAGCTTTTCCAGCAGGGAATCGCTGACCACAAAGGTCTCATACCGGGTGATCCGATTGAGCAGGTATGCCCGTGCGTGAATCATGGCAAGTAAGTTTTGCAGAAATTTCCCATCTCCGGTATCCGCCGGAATCTCAATTTTCACCTCATCCACAGGGGCTTCCAGATATCCTTTCTCCTGCAAAAACTGTGTCAGAAGATCTTCTCCTTCCTCTGCCTCGCTTGTGATCACGCCGTCCCGGTCAATGGTAAGGCGGCCCACTGTGTAGGAAAAACTGGGCGGCCCAACATAGTGCAGTTCTTCTCCTGTAAATTCTGCGATGTCCTGCACCATCTTTCTCCGGTTGTCTGTTTTAGTTTCAATCCTCATTGATTTTGCCTCCTTCGTTTTGGTAGTACATTAATCACTCTAAAAGGCAAAAATAGCAAGTCCTATTTCTCATTTTGCTAAGATATTTAAAACAAAGGAATTTCCTCTACGTCCTGAGAAATCTGTGCATAGGGGATTTTGTCACCATCTCGGAGAACATAGACCTGAGCGGCAGAACCAGCTTTCTCCAGATACCTTTTTACGATCACATCGCAGAACTTCTCATCCAGTTCCACCCCATAGCAGATCCTCCCGGTCTCTTCGCAGGCGATCAGGGTAGAGCCAGAACCGAGGAAAGGGTCTAAAACAATGCAGTTGCTCATACAGGAATTCTGGATCGGGTAGGCCATCAGCGCTACCGGCTTCATGGTCGGATGATCCTTGCTGGACTTCGGACGGTCATATTCCCAGATAGTAGTCTGCTTCCGGTCAGAGTACCACTGATGCTTCCCGCCAACCTTCCATCCAAACAGACATGGCTCGTGCTGCCACTGATAGGGGGAGCGTCCCAGTACCAGTGCGTTCTTTTTCCAGATACAGCAGCCGGACAGATAAAATCCGGCATCATGGAACGCCTGCCGGAAGATCAGCCCTTTTGAATCCGCATGGAACACATAGATGGACGCATCGTTCTCCATGTTCTGTTCCATATTTACGAAAGCGGCGAACAGGAATTTATAGAAATCCTCATCCGGCATGTTGTCGTTCTGGATCTTCCCAGCTGTCTCTTCCACATTTACATTATAGGGCGGATCGGTCAGAACCAGATTGGCTCTCCGGCCTTCCATAAGTTTTGTGTATGTCTCCGGTAGAGTGGAGTCTCCACAGATCACACGGTGTCTGCCTAAGAGCCAGATGTCACCTTTCCGAGAGATCGGCGGGTTCTTTAATTCCTCCTCCACATCGAAATCATCTTCCTTGATGTCCTTATTGTGGACTTTGGAAAACAGCTGCTCAATCTCCGGAGCCTCAAAACCCGTCAGATCCGTATTGAAATCTACGCTTTGCAGATCTACTAACAGGTCAGCCAGCAACTGCTCATTCCATGCGCCCGTAATCTTATTCAGAGCGATATTCAGCGCCTTCACCTTATGCTCATCTTCAATATGCACCACAACGCACTGAACTTCTGTATATCCTAAGTCTTTCAGCACCGTCAGACGCTGGTGCCCTCCGATAACCGTCATATCATAATTGACAATGATCGGCTCTACATATCCAAACTCCAAAATGGAATTCTTGATCTTCTCATATTCCTTATCCCCGGCTTTCAGTTTTTTACGGGGATTATATGCCGCCGGACGCAGTGCATCCACGGGCAGGGTTTTCCATTCCATTGCGCTCATGCCTGTACCTCCTTACGCTCAGCGGGGCCGACATAAGGCTCCCGTCCTTCTTCTTTCCTCCAGAACCGATCCCTCACATAACATTCATGAGAGCAGTACCGGCGGTTCTTATTTCCATACGAGCGGAATGTCTTTCCACAGTAAACACAGGTGGCTTCATAATAAGCGCTTTCCTTCCGCTTAATGGCTTCCGGATGGGCTGACCACCATTCCCGCCTGCATTTATCGGAGCAGAACTTCCGCTTCCTTCCGGTGGAAGGCTGGATCAATTCTTTGCCGCAGCAAAGACACGCTGTCCCGCTTTCCATCTGTTCCTTTACGTTCAAAACAAGGGCAGAGGCATATCCGTCCAGCCCATGGCTCTTACAATAATTTCGGACAGTATCTCTGGACAGCCCGACAGCGGAAGCAATGGATTTATATCCAGCGCCCCGGAGACGTAATTCCCGTATCTGCTTTGCCTGAAAATCCGTCATTGCTTCACATCCTTTCGCTAAATGGTAATAAAAGAAAAAGCTGAAAAACCCACCTTTGCGGATAAGTTTCCCAGCCTGAAATCTAACTTTTTGGCAAATGCTATTTTGTTTGGTAGACAGCTCAGATGCCGGAAATACGCATCTTTACACGCCGCCCGCTACATAATTTCCATTTTTTCTTCACCCCGGCAGGTATCCCCCCTCTTTAATTTCGCAAAAATGCACGTTTGAGGGGGCGCCGGTCTTTTGAGGGGCAAGTCACAGAGATTTTGACCGCCCCTTGGGATAGCAGAATTCCTCATATCTGTCCTCTGTCATCGTTTTGGAATCGTGGCAGGATTTGCAGAGAGCCTGCCAGTTGTCCCGATCCCAGAACAATTTCCGATCCCCTCGGTGGGGGATGATATGATCTACAACCGTTGCCTTCACATAACGTCCTTTGGCAAGGCATCTCACACAAAGTGGATGGGACTGCAGGTAAACAGCCCGTGCCTTCTGCCAGCGGCTCCCGTATCCTTTCTCACTGGTGGTCTTCCTGTCGTGCTGGTGGAAGGGCTTATGTTCCTCACAGTACATGGTGCCGTAGGGAACCAGCCTGCCACACCCCGGATGCTTGCACGGGGTGTTCGGCCTACGTGGCATGGTACCCACGACCTCTCCGGTTCCGTTCCACCACCCGGTCAATGCCACGGATTGCACCGTCTTCATCACCGGCAAGGATCTGCCCCTTGATCGTGCGGTACTGCTGCACGGTCAGTTCCGGTTTCTTTTTCTTCAGATATGCCAGTGCTGCCCGCATCTTCTCTGTATCCATACGCTTCCACTCCCTTCTATGTACAGACGGGTGAAAGGATAAAGCCCCGTCCGGCCACGAAAAAAGGGCCTGAAGTTTTCGCTCCAAGCCCTCGTTTTATTTTGGCAATTCTAATGATAGCACAATGAAATGGGAATGTCAGTGCAAGGGTAGTGCAAATTTTCTTACCGGCTATCATTGTACCGCTCCACTGCTCCGATCTGGATCTGAAGCGCCTTCGTTATCTTTTCCATAACAGCGATATCCGCCACAGCTCCTTTCTTTTCCAACAAATATTTTTTATCAATCGTCTCCACCTGTTCCGCAAGAGCCATACTGCTTTTTGGTAAGCCTGTCCCGCAGCCCCGTGGAATATATACATGGGTGGGGAGCGATCTTTTTTTATGAATCCGGGAAGTCAACGGAACAACTGTAATAACCGGGGAATAAAAATTTGCTCGGTTATTGCTTACGATCACAGCCGGACGGATACCGCTTTGTTTACAGGATTCTATGTTATGGCCAAAATCGACATAATAAACATCTCCACGTCTACACATTTTCTGCTCCTTTCAGCTAAGCATATAATCTACAATCTCATCTTCATAGTGCCGATACAGTTTCTCCATCTCTGCAATCGCCTTTCTCCGGTAATTCCCAACAGATCTGCGGCTGATATAATGCTTCTCTGCCACCTGATCCCATGTCAGCTGCTCAAAGACAAGATCCGCCAAAACCTCTCCTGTTATTCCAGAGACAGAGCGAACCGCACTTTCAAAGAAACGTAATTGTTCTGTCAATTCCAGATATTCCTTTTCGAGATGTTCATACCACTCATCATTGATCCGTTCCATGCGTTCCCGAAAATTAAGGGCAATATTCGCCGTCTTATTGGAAGTTCCGCTGGTCTGTACTCGCTCTCCCTCCGGCTGTGAAAAATACATGGTATCAATGGTTTCCTGCTCCGAGATTCCATGAAAATCTACCAGCTGGTAATATAGGCAACGCTGCTGTCTTTTCAGTTTAGGATAATCTCGGATTAGTTTTTCAATCCTTTCACTCATCGCTTACCCTCCAATCCTTGCACGGACAGCTTCGATCAAGCTGGACTGCCGCATATCTTTATTCTCCAAAGCCTTCATCACATCCTCGTCATGGGTATCCTTAGTGATGATGTGATGGATCACCACCGTGTGTTTCTGTCCCTGTCTCCAAAGTCTGGCGTTTAGCTGCTGGTATAGCTCCAGCGACCAAGTAAGCCCAAACCATACGATGGTGCAGCCACCTTCCTGCAGGTTCAATCCGTGTCCGGCGGAGGCAGGATGGATCAACGCCAACGGGATCTTCCCAGCATTCCAGTCTGTGATATCCTTAGAAGTGTCAATGCACCGTGCCTGTGGGAACCGCTCCCGGATACGGGAGAGATCATGCTTGTACCAGTAAGCCACCAGCAGTGGTTTTCCATTGGCCGCTTCCACCAGATCCTCCAGAGCATCCAGTTTCCGATCATGGATTGAAAGAACTTTCCGGTCATTGTTATACACGGCACCATTGGCCATCTGTAAAAGTTTATTGGACAGAACGCCTGCACTGACCGCATCCAGTTCTTCCTCACCGATCTGCACCACCATATCCCGGCAGAAGTCATCATAGATTTTTCTCTCTTTCCGATTCATTTCCACTTCCACACGATTGTAAATACATTCCGGCATATCCAGATAATCCACAGCCTTCATCGAGATACAGATATCCGAGATCAGGGAGTAGATGGCTTTCTCCGCTCCCTCACGGGGTTTGTAACTATAGATGATCTCCCGGTTCCGTTTATCCGGTTTGAAGAACCGCTCCCTGTACCCGGTGATAAATCGTCCCAGCCGCTGTCCCATGTCCAGAAGATACATCTGAGGCCAGAGATCCAGAAGAGAATTGGGGGCTGGTGTCCCGGTCAGGCCGATCACCCGGTTCACCAGAGGCCGTACCTTTTTCAGAGCTTTGAACCGTTCTGCTTTATTCGATTTGAAGCTGGATAGTTCATCAATAACCACCGTATCAAAATCCCAACGATGGTTCTGCACCAGCCAGCTGACATTTTCCCGGTTGATAATGTATAAAAAAGACGGACGGGCAAGAGCATCTTCCCGTTGTTTCTGGCTCCCTACAACCAGTGAGGCGGTCAATCCTGTCAGGTGTTCCCATTTCTGTAATTCCTTCGGCCAAGTGTCCGTGGCCACCCGCTTCGGGGCGATCACTAAAATCTTCCCAATGTCAAAACGGTCAAGTGCCAGTTCCCACAATGCAGAGAGCGTAATCACGGTTTTTCCAAGTCCCATATCTAACATCAGGCAACACACTGGATGATCCAGAATAAAATCCTTTGCATACTGCTGATACTTATGTGGCCTGTATTT